ATCTGCAAACATTATATCGATGTCGTTTCCTAATATTGTGTATCTGTTAATTCCTATATAAAATTCATCGGCATCTTTTATGGAACTTTCGATGAATTTTAATAAATCACTTAACCAACCAGCATGATTAAAAATAGCAATAATATTTTTCGAAGCAGGATCTAAATTTAAATTTTTTGAAAATTCATCATCGTTGCCAATATAGTTTACTGTACGCCCTTGAAATAAATTTATTATTAGTTGATCTTGGTCGCATAATCTTTCCCCTAATTGAATTGATCTCCAACTCATAGATTCCTGTAGATGTCTAATAACAATGCTGGATTGTAGTGATCACTGTTAATAGCTGTTAGTTGACTAGTTACAATGGTATCAATACTTTCAAATTGAATATTGCCTAACATAATATCTGTGCCGACATCAGTATGCTTGACTGGTATTAGAGTAAGTTCACGTAGATTATATGTGCCCACAAATGTTTCTTTAATGAAGGTTGCTTCTTCGTATGAAATATCTACATCGATATTTACACGACAGTGCATACCCTTTTGTAACAAAGTATCTGGATTCTGTAAAATACCGCTTAAAGTATATACACGATACTTGGGTTGATCGGGCCATGCATGAAATGTCGGCTCTTCACCCCAGGATAGTATCATCATGCCACGCTCATCGTCGCCGGCGTCGGCATAGTTATGCGGGAATGCATTGCCAACATAAGTAATGTTCTTACCAGTTTGACGTTTATGAAAGTGCCCACTGTAGACATGATCGATATGCCCAAAATCCTCACGTCTAATCTCGCCATGCTCTGGCATCTGTACCATTGCGTTCATGTAATAGCCCGGCAGTTCAAAGTGACCAAACATATACTTGGCATTAATCTTTTGTATTTTCTTATGATCGTCACCTACTAACCACGGGACAATACTAACATCACCTTCTTGGTAGAAATCATTGATGATTTCGATATTAGGAATATGTCTAGCCCACTCAGCTGACTGTATATCACGTTTATCACGATAATATAAATCATGATTGCCCGGTATGAATATAACACGCTCAAACGCCCGGCCTAGTAACTCGAGAGCTTGTAAGCTATAGTTTAGCGTGATAATATTAATTGCCGCTCTGTTGTTATGCCAGTCACCTAACATAAAGCAAACATCACAATCTTCTTCTTTAGCTTTGCTAATAAACCACTTAACAAAGTTTAAACAATCGTCGTTGTGTGTTTGACTATTTGACTTTAGGCCAAAATGTATGTCTGTCAGAACTGCCGCTTTTTTAAATAAATTTGCCATATAATTAGTATATACTACTTAACCCTGTGAAGTCTAATAGAATGTAGCCAAATTACTCGTCTGCACCGTGTCCACCACCGCCACCCCATGATCCGCCACCTTGATTTTGACGAGTGTAGCTAGGTGCGTAGTTGTTCATTTCCAAGATGTCATCACGGATGTTTTGATTGCGCTTTTCAATGTTAAGAACACGGGTGAAGCTGTTGGTGATAGCCGCTGTGTAATAGGCAAAGGGATTGTCTGATTTGCTTTCATCAAATTGTAGACCAATTTGACTTAACTGTAGCAATGCTTGACTGCGCATTTCATCGTTATAAGTATAACCACGCCAGTTGCTACGTGTAGCATAACGTTCGCATAGTTTAACAAACATGTGCGCTAGTTTTGGAGTCATCTGCCCATGGTCTCTACTGAAAATGCCAGTTTCTAAATCGCCTTTCCAGTGACTCTTGCCTACAATAATCGGAGTTAGTTCTTCTGTTACTGAATAGTGAAAGAATGGAGGAAAATTTAGTTTAACGTACTTGGTAGCACCTTTAACCTTAACTGCTGGTTCATCATACTCAGTTTCGAATAAATCTTCATCGTAGGCTTCTTGCGCCTTGGCGTCAGATTTTTTCTGTTTAACTTCGTCAATGGGTATATGCTCCCAGGTCATGACACGGAATACAATGTCAGTGACTGGAATATTTTCTACAGGGATTGCAAATTCATCTAGTTTGCGTTTATTGCCTAATGCTAGTTCGGCTTCTTGTGCTTCTTTAGCTAGTCTAGTTGCACGTGTTGCCCTTGCGTCTGCCACGGATTTTTTGTTTATTGCACTTACATTTGATACAATAGCATCGTATATAGTTACTTCTTTATTAACGAAACTACAGTATGCTAATTTACTTTTTGCTATTTCTTTTAGTATATCTTTGTTGTTGAGATAATTAATTTTACGAGCCACAGTGTTTGGTTCCTTTTAATTAGTATAACATAATAGCATTGCACTATACAACCTATTTATGCGGTTAATCTTTAACTGCTACTATTTCTCCGGTAATAAATACACTATAACACAGAGGTTTTATTATGGCTCTAAATCCTACAGATGCACCCGTATACGACAATAGAGGCGGATATGTACCGGGACAAGTTGAATCTACTAACGGTGGATATGACCCGTATGCTCCGCAAAATTACACCGGTGCTTATGCACCTAGTTTTGCTGGCGGGTATAATGGTGAACAGACACTAAGCAGTGGCGGCGGCTATAATCCTAGCAACCCTAGTGCCTATTTAACAGGAACAGATTCAATTGGCGGCCGTGCAGCTATAACTGAAAATTATAATCAAGGTGCTGATTTTAGAGGCGGCTTTTATGGTGACCAGATTGAAGAAAGTGGTACCGGCGGTTATGACCCATCGAAGGATGTTGCTTCGTATGAATCGGAAGATGCTAGAAGAAGTTTATTACCTGATAATGCAGCAGAAGCCGGCACAAAAAATGAACCATCAATTGCAATACAAGATGCAAATACCGGTGGAGGAGCATCGGATGATGATTGGCGAGTACGTATAAGTTTAGCTGATAAAGCAACTATATTTTACAAAGCCAGTGGAGTAAACCCAAATAATCTCATGGCTCCATTGAAAGAAACAAACGGAGTTATATTTCCATATACACCAACTATAACAGTATCGCATGTGGCCAATTATAGCTCGACTACACCAGTACACAGCAACTACTCGCAACAATTTTACACTAACAGTGAAGTAAGTGACATTACCATTGGCGGTGAATTTACAGTACAAGGCATTGACGAAGGCAAATATTTACTAGCAGCTATCTACTTTTTTAGATCAGCTACCAAAATGTTTTTTGGTCAAGGCGCAAATGCAGGTAACCCACCGCCGCTGGTATTTTTAGACGGCTATGGTAGTCACTATTTCCCTCATGTACCATGTGTGATAACTAACTTTACACATACTATGCCAAATGAAGTAGACTATATACAAATACCAGTAGAAACTACAACTTTAACAGAATCATTGGCTGCACCAACAACACCAATGAGCGTGGTAAACACACTGGATAATGACGGTATGAAATATCAGCCACAATGGGGCAGTAAAAAAGCCACAGCAGAAACAATGGTATCATCTTACAAGACAGTAACATCATCAACACGAGTGCCGGCGGTAAGCACTATACAGATCACGCTTAAACCAATATACAGCCGCAAAAATCTACACGATAATTTTAATCTTGATTCATTTGCTGCGGGCAGACTAATACAAACTGCAACTACAGGAGGATTCCTATAATGTCAGCAGTCATATACAGTCAAACAAGTCCGTACAATAAAACAGAAACATACGGATTCTTTTTAGATGTTACAACGTTTAGAGATATTCCGGCACTAGCAGCTGATGTAGTATATAGAATTGCCGCAACCTACAAATATCGCCCAGATTTATTAGCCTATGACTTATATGGAGATAGTGCATTGTGGTGGGTATTTGCTATGCGTAATCCAAATACTATACAAGATCCAGTATTTGATTTCTTACCAGGTACAACAATATTCATTCCTAAAAAAGAAACAATCATTGCGGCATTGGGATTATAGTAAATGGCACTTACAAAAGCTGAACTAGCTCAGCAAGCTCAACTTAAATTAGTAAATGATTTGTCTGCCGGCACTATAACACAGGCACAATTTCAAGCCGGAATCGCAAAAATAAATGCACAATTATTAAAAGAACAAGCACCGACTCAAGATACTGCGGCAAATAAACTAGCATCTACTCCTCCACCTGCAGCCGGTTCAGCTGATCGTATTAATCAGCAGTACACGCAATATCAGGTTAATCTAGCAAATGATTTAAAAAGTGGAAAAATAAATCAAACACAATTCCAAAATGAATTTGAGAAACTCAGAGCACAGCAAAACGAAGCACTATCGAGAGTGCCTGTGGTTTCAAAAACTGAAGATGCAAGAATAGCAAATAACTCGCCGGCCACTGTTGCTGATGCTACATCAACTGCATCTGAAGTTACCAGCGGTGAACCAGCAAAAGCACCTACAGCAAATAATAAAAAGAGAAAAGATCCAATACCTAATCCTTTATTAGCTTATCCATCGTACACATATGGATTAAGTTTGGCATTGTTGACTGTTGACGAATACAATGATATAGTGGCTGACGTTAAAAATTATAAATCAAATCGGGTTATCATAGCCAGTGCTGGTAGATACAATAACGACGAAGGGGCATCGATGTTCAAACGTGCTCCATTCTTTGCTGAAGATTTTTACTTTGAAAATCTTAACATGACCACAGTGATTGGATTGAATGATCGCTCACGTTCTACCAACGCAATAAATCTTAAATTTTCAATCATCGAACCCTACGGAGTTACATTATTAAATCGAATCATTGATCTTAGCACTGAGATTAAATCTCCTAATTATATAGCACAGCCATATCTATTACAGATTGATTTTTTTGGCACAAATGACGCTGGCGAAATTGTTGGAATTATTCCCGATCTAACCAAACGCATACCTATACGTTTGTTAAAACTGGATATAAAAGCCTCGCCCAAAGGCGCCGAATATGAAATAGAAGCCTGTCCGTATAGTCATTCAGCTTACGATTTATCAACTGTTGGTACACCGGTACTCATCGAAGTCACGGCCGGCACATTAGAAAGTTTTTTAAAAAGCAACACTGAAGAAATTATGGCAGCCCAGTTAAAAGCAAGTAGGGAGAGACCAACTATTCTACGTGCGGCGCCAACTGCCGGAGCCAATGGCCGAGGAGTGGCTACTATAGCTGGAAGTACAGGTAATCTAATAGGACCAGATGGACAATTAACCTATGCCCCGTCCTTGCTAGTAAGCGACCAAACCACTAATGTTATACTAGGTAAAGATGCAGTATATAAAGTAAAATCATATCCTGCAGCATTAGATGCTTATTATGCAGATTTGGCTGCTAGAGATAATACAGAAATAGCAGACAAATATAAATTTATAATTCATCCAGATATTCTTAAGGATGATGGTGGCCAGTTTAATCTTAGTGTAGAGACATTGAGTACAGCGCATACTGCGATGGCCAGCGAAGAAAATGGTATGTCTATTAGAGGTACTCCAGGAAATCTAGACCATAGTGTTCGGGTACTTTCAATTAATGCGGGTACAAGTATAGATCAGGTTATTGCATTTGCCATGCGGCATACCAAATATTTACAAGGACAAGTACGACCAGTGTCAACATTTAATGGTGATGATGTTGCATACAAAAAATATCTTGAAGAACAGGCTAATATACCTCTAAAATGGTATAAAGTTGTGCCGACTATAAAGTTAGGCAAATACAATGACGCACGTGAATCTTGGGCAAGAGAAGTTACCTATCACATCTTACCCTACACAGTGTATAATACAAAAACACGCGAAGGCCCGCAAGGAACATGGACCGAGCCTTGTAAAATACACAACTATTGGTATACAGGAAAAAATAATGATGTGCTTGATTTTACAATAGAATTTAATGCACTGTATTATACTGCTACTACAGCCTATCGAGAAAATTTATCTAAAACACAAAATTTACAAATAGCAGAAACTAAAAACGCAAAACTCGATGCTGCTGCACAGGAAGCCAACGCATTAATGCCCATGGTTGAGAAACAAGTTGTTCATAACTCGCAACAAAATTCAACTGGTGGAGCAGTGACAGTAGAAGCAATTGCTCTAGCAGACATTGAAGCATCGCTGTATACCTCAGCCGGCGGCGATATGTTGCAGACAAAACTAAAGATAATTGGTGACCCCCACTATATTAAACAAGATGACGTGTTTTATGCACCGGAGATGACCAATATAACAGAGCAAGTTGACGGCACTGGGATAGACCCTCGATTAATTGCCAACGGTAGTCTACGTATGGATCAAGGTGAACTTTATATACAGATCACAGTCAAAAGTCCCAGCGACATAGACGAATCAACTGGCATGATGAAGTTCGACTCTAAACACTCAGTAAGTTTATTTTCTGGAATGTATCGTGTTTTAACTGTCGAAAGTACATTTTCGGGCGGGAAATTCGAGCAGGTATTAGATGCAGTTCGATTACCACGACAAACATCATTAGAACCATCAACAGCCGGCAAAGAAGAAAAAGGCAATAGAGCTATAGTTGCAACCGCACCAAGATCAATTGACGTAGATGCTCAGGCTAATATTGGTCCTGATTTTTCCGTAAAAGCAACAGGCGACGAGAAAGCACCCGGTAGTGCGCCAGTTGCTGACACTGTGGCTCCACTACAAACTGCTGAAGAGAAAGAGTTGGCTAAAGTTGATGCAACAGCAACAGAAACTGCAATTACTACACAAACAGAACCGGTTGCTGTTCCTCCACCGAGTGTAGCTCCAATGAGTGATGCTAAATTAGCATTAAAGGCTACAGCTGATCAAGCTAGAGCTGCAAGAGATCAAGCACAATCTGCAGCAAATACTGCGTTAGATGCAGTTATGCAAATTCAATCTAGAATTGAAACCATACGTGCTAACCTCGATAGATACCCTGACAGAGTAGCACGGGGAGTACTAACACAAGCTGAAGCTGACCCATTAATTGCTAATAATCAACAATCCTTGGCTGCAGCAGAAACTCAGTTAGCAACTGCTCAAGCTAAATATGCGCCATTGGACGCAGCCAATAAAGCCGCACAAACTGCATACGTTAATGCATTAGATGCATATTCAAGAGCGGTTTAATCAAAAATAAGGAAAGTAATAAATGGCAATAGATCATAGAGTTGGTAGTAAAGTAGTTAAACATCTACGTAAAGAAGATGCGGCTGCCACCAGAGTTGACCCGCACCCATACATTGGTATTGTTAAAAACAATCTCGACCCAACACGTGCAGGTCGACTACAGGTATGGATTCCGGATTTAGGTGGTGACCCCGACGAATCAAGAAATTGGCGTACAGTCAGCTATGCTAGCCCGTTTATGGGCACAACTGATATTGCATCAAAATATGCAGACAGACCTAATAGTGATAATAAGTTTGTAAATGTGCCACATACCTATGGCATGTGGATGGTGCCACCTGATATTGGCGTAGAAGTAATTGTGATATTCATTGCCGGCGATCCATTGCGCGGATATTTTATTGCCTGTGTTAACTCAAATGTCAGCAGACACATGATGCCGGGTATGGCCAGCAGTAATAAGATTGATACATCGGGTGCATCAGCTGATACTAAAAAATCATATCAAAATGGAATCACTGCTCCTGTGGTTGAATATAATGAAATTGACCCCAATCTTCGAAAAAATCCAAACTTTATTGATAATCCTAAACCAATACATGAACAACAATATTCTATACTAAAAACACAAGGGTTAGATAGGGATACTGCCCGCGGTACAATTACCAGTAGTAGTCAACGTGAAAGCCCGAGTAACGTTTTTGGTATTAGCACACCCGGCAGACCATATGCAGATGATCCGGCTAACAATCGCGAAGCATATCTTGCCAAAGTAAAAGCCGGAACCTTAACTGAAGACGATTATCGTTTTTCAACTCGTGTAGGCGGCCACACGTTTGTCATGGATGACGGTGCTGTAACGGGTGAAAATCAATTAGTAAGATTGCGTACTGCTGGCGGTCATCAGATAATGATGAATGACACTGCGACTGACAATACTTTGTATATCTCGCATAGTGATGGTACAAGCTGGGTTGAATTAACTAAAGACGGTGCAATTAATATCTATACAAATAATGGGTTTAATGTAAGAAGTGAAGGGTCTATTAATTTACATTCAGACAATAATATAAACCTTAATGCCGCTAATAAAATAAACATGAAATCGGGCAGTAAATTTCAAATTGACTGTGGTAGTTTTAACATGTTGTCTACTGGAGTAGTTACTGTCGGAGCGAGCGGTACTATAGGATTACAAAGTGATTCACCTGTTAACATCGACGCCGCAAGTATATCAATGAAGGCAGCCGGAGATATTGCTCACACCGGTGAATTGATAAAACAAAACAGCGGCGGCGCACAGTCAGTTAATAAGCCAAAAGAAATACAAATCAATAATCTGTCAGATGTTGTACTTAATTCAACAGTTGGCTTATATACCAGCACCGGTAGTTTATCTTCGATAGTCACAGTTGCTCCTACGCACGAACCATATAGACGAAGTGCGCCATTGCCGTTTGCAGCGGCAGAATCAATTGGACAACAACCTGCTGAAACATATACAGGTAAGACTGATGCAACTAAAACCACTACTGGCACAGGAGTTAAAAATCCAGCCACTGAAGTTGATCTACGAAATCAACCTACTACTGACTGTTCAATTGGCGGCCTAACTTCTGCACAAATGACAGCGTACTATGCAGTTATAGGTAAAAGCGAAAGCGGATCTCCCGGACGAGGCGGACAAGCAAACGGTGAGAGCGGATATCGATGTATCAATAGTATCGGGTTTGTAGGTAAATATCAATTTGGATATCCTGCACTACAGGATGCCAAACATGTTAAAATGTCCTGCGGTAGTAATGCACAGTTACGTAACCCAAATAACTGGATTGGCAAAGACGGCATTGATAGCTTAGAAAAATTTCTAAACAGTCCAGCTATACAAGAAGCTGAGATGTGTGCTTATACCAAACGCAACTACAAAACATTATGTAATATTGGTACTGTGACTAAAGATACTCCTCTCGAAGACGTAGCGGGATTATTAGCAGTAAGTCACTTACTGGGCGCAGGTGGTGCTAAACAATGGCGCGGCGGCAGTGGTAAAACAGATGCGTTTGGTACTACCGGCGATAATTATTTTGCCAAAGGCAAATATGCCGTTGCAGTACTAGGACCAAAAATGGCCACACTAGATCAACCAATTAAATCCACATAACCCTAGGATAAATATTATTATGGCTATTTTATATAAAGGTTTCTCAACAGTAGGCAGAAATAAAAAGTTTCGTCTAACTGACTTTGAGTTAATTAAACAAGATTTAATCAATCACTTTCAAATCCGCAAAGGTGAGAAACTGATGAATCCTAATTTTGGCACTATTATATGGAACGTATTATACGATCCATTTACTCCCGAACTTAAGAGTGCTATTATAGCTGACATCAAGGCAATTGCTGCCTATGATCCACGTGTTTCTATTGACAATGTCATTGTCACTGAGTATGAAACAGGTATTCAAATCGAACTCGAACTACGCTATCTACAGACAAATCAAACAAATCTAATGAATCTTAGATTCAACAATCAAAACAGAACACTTACTGCAAACTAATAAACTACGTACTTTTTTCCTTAAATAAATACATTATAACAGGGAATTAGTATGGCTATTACCACAAGACAATCAGGTTTATTAGTTGCAGAAGACTGGACAAGAGTCTATCAAACCTTCCGTAATGCGGACTTTCAAAGCTATGACTACGAAACACTTCGTAAGTCAATGATTGATTATTTACGCTTATATTACCCAGAAGACTTTAACGACTTTATCGAATCAAGTGAATTCATTGCACTGATTGATTTGATTGCGTTCTTAGGTCAAAGCCTGGCATTCCGCGGCGACTTAAACGCACGTGAAAACTTTATTGATACTGCACAACGTCGTGATAGTGTTCTTAAATTGGCCAAACTAATTTCATATAATCCTAAACGTAATATCTCTGCAAGCGGATTCTTAAAAGTTGACAGTGTAAGTACAACTGAAACTGTGTACGATAGCAACGGTATAAATTTATCTGGCCTAGTAATTAATTGGTCTGATTCAGCAAATGATAATTGGTATGAGCAGTTCACCGCAGTGATTAATGCAGGGTTGTTATCAACTCAATCTATAGGTAAACCTAGCAACACTCAATTGATTAATGGTATAACCACCGACGAATATCAAATAAATTTAGTACCAAGTATTATTGCAACATATAGTTTTACCACTAACATCGAAGGTACTACGACTAAATTTGAAATGACCAGCCCAACAAGTGCCGGTAAAACTTTTATATATGAAAGCGCACCTCGTCAAAATCAACCATTTAATCTACTTTACCGTAACGACAATTTAGGCAACACTAGTAATAATACAGGCTTTTTTACCTACTTCAAACAGGGCGAATTAAAATCACTTGATTTCACATTCCAAGAAAGTACACCAAATCGTGTCTACAGTGTTAATGTAGATAATATTAATAATACCGATATATGGTTATACAGTTTAGACGCACAAGGATTACCAAATGCCTTATGGACACAGGTTGCAACAGTAAACAATACTAATGTTATCTATAATAAAAGTACTAATAAATCCGTATTTCAAGTTAACACTAGAGCCAGTGATCAAATTGATCTAGTGTTCGGCGATGGATCTTTTGCTAATATTCCACAAGGCAATTATAGATTACATTATCGTGTAAGTAATGGTGCTGATTATAAAATTACTCCGGATGAGATGCAGGGTATAGTTGTACCAGTTAATTATATCAGTCGAACCGGCCGCGTTGAAACTATAACTATTCGTGCTAGCCTACGCTACACAGTAGCTAATGCTAGTTCACGTGAAACACTTGATGAAATTCGTCAAAAAGCACCACAACAATACTATACACAGGATCGTATGGTAACAGGTGAAGATTATAATATCTTACCTTACACATTGTTCAGCAATATTTTAAAAGTAAAAGCAGTTAATCGTACTAGTTCTGGTATTAGCCGTTACTTAGATGTTATTGACACAACTGGAAAATACTCAAGCACTAATATCTTTGCAGATGATGGTGTATTGTATCGTGACCCATTTGTCAGCACATTCTCTTTTGATTATACTACAAGAAATGATATTTACAAAGCAATTTACAATAAAGTAAAACCGGTGGCATCAGCACAGGAAACATTACAATTTTTCTACAGTAAATACCCAACTATTACTATCACTAACGCATACTGGAATTATTCAACTACTGTGGCCAATGGATCTACGGGTTATTTTATTGATTCAAATGATACTATACTTCAAGTTGGCGATGTAGTGTCTACAAATAACAAGTTTATTAAACAAAGCTCTATAATTAAATTTAGTGCAGGCACCGGCAACTATTTTGATGCACGCAATACTATTCAAACAGGTATACCAAGCAAGTCTGGTGACAAATTTTATATCTATGCAAATGTTCAGCAGGTAATAGGTGATGGAACCAATGGTGGCACAGGTAATTTAGCCAATGGTTCCGGCCCAATTATATTAGGTGAACAAGTTCCTAACGGTGCTATAGCTGTTGCGGTATATGCGGTATTTGACACTGACTTTTCAACAGCACTAGTAGATTCTATTGTTGGTTATGTACAGGCATATGAAGATTTTGGTCTACGATATGATATCGATACTACATCATGGAAATTAATATTACCTGGTGACTTAGATACTGGGGAATTTAATTTAGGCTATGCAGGTAATACCAGCAGTACAGGGTTAGATGCCAGCTGGCTAATACGCTTTAAAACAGTTGGTCAGACATATACTGTACTGTATCGTGGTTTAAATTACGTATTTGAAAGTGTAAAAGAAACTAACTTCTACTTTGATAATACTGTAAAAGTATTCGATCCAAAAACTGGATTTACAGTACACGATAATATTAAAATATTAAAAGTTAATAGTAATCCAGATGATGTTAATCCATTGGCCTTAGATTATACATGGTACATTTATAAAAATATTATCGAAGTTGACGGATATGAAAATCCTAGTAAAATTCTAGTTACATTTTCTGATTTGGACACTAATGGTATTTTGGATAATCCGGAATTATTTGAGTTAATTGTTAGTCCTGACGTTAATAGTAATAGCAAGTATGTATTTTTCCAATCAACTTACGGATATGATAATTTTGTTACACAGACTTTAGTAAGCAATACATTAGTAGAATCAACTTATGAAACTTTGGTTGCAGCACAAGCTGATGCAACGTTGTACACATCTGGCAAATTGTTTTACATTGCACCAGAAAATAAATTCTATCAATTAACTGTTACCGGCGCAGCCTACACATTAAACGAAGTATTTGATTATACTGCTAAAGTAGGACGACAAGATTTATATTTCCAATACAGACACAATAGTCCTAACTATCGTCGTATTGATCCAAGCCCAAATAATATTATTGATTTGTATCTATTAACAAAACAATATTCAACAGATTATACAGCCTGGATACAGGATAGCACTGGCACCGTCGGCGAACCGACTGCGCCAACAGTTGATGCCTTAAGTACAGAATTTAGTACATTAGAAAATTATAAAAATTTAACAGATACCATCATTTATAATCCTGCTAAATTCAAACCAATATTTGGCGCCAAAGCGCCAACCGCATTGCAAGCAACATTTAAAGTTGTAAAAAATGCAAGTATTATTGTTAGTGACAACGATGTTAAAACTAAAGTTATTGATGCAATCAATAACTATTTTGATGTTGCAAACTGGGACTTTGGCGAAACATTTTATTTTAGTGAACTAAGTGCATATCTGCATAGTGTACTTGCACCTAACATTTCGAGTATAACTATTGTGCCGTCAAGCGAATCTAGTACATTTGGTAGCTTGTTACAAATCAATGCAAACTACAATGAAATTATTGTTAGTGCAGCTACAGTAGACAATGTACAGATTATTAGTGCAATTACCGCGGCGCAAATCAACCAAACTGTACTGGCTTAAATACTATATAACACTTGAGATTATAACGACATGGCGACAAAAAAGACTTCAAATTTTCTTCCTACCATATTTCAAACCGACGTTAACAATAAGTTCTTGTCGGCCACAATGGATCAGTTAGTAACTGAACCAAATTTGAGAAATATATATGGCTATATTGGAAGAACATTTGCTCCTACATACAAAAGTAAAGACAGCTATGTAATTGAAAGTTCAGCTGACAGACAAAAGTATCAACTCGAGCCAAGTATTGTTGTTCGCAATGATCAAAAAGAAATTACATTCTTTGCTGGCTATAATGATATATTAAATAAAATTGAATACTACAGTGGGTTGACAGCCAATCATGACAGACTATTTGATGGCGAATACTATAGTTTTGATCCGCAAATCTCTTTTGATAAGTTTGTTAACTTCAGTCAATACTACTGGCTTAAAGATGGACCAGATCCGGTTGATGTTAATACCGGCGGAGTCGACTTAGAAAAAACATTTACTGTCACTCGTAACGCAAACATATCTCGTTATGATTTTACCACAGGTGGCTTAGTAAAAAATACAATTACCTTGGCTCGTGGTGGGCAATATACGTTCGAAGTCGATCAACTTGGCTCCGGATTTTGGATACAAACTGAATTAGGCGTTGATGGATTAGTAAATGCAACTCCGACAGTTAGCACACGAGATGTACTTGGCGTTACTAATAACGGCGCAGAAACAGGTACAATTACATTTAATGTTCCACAGTCAACAGCACAAGATCGATATGTGTTAATGAATGTAGTAGCTAATGTGGAATATGCTGTCCCTCTTGCCTATGCAGATATACAAAATCGCACTGTTAGTCAATTTCTTGCAGAATTTCCAGCATACGCAGGAATTACTGGGCAACTTAATGGTAAAACTGCAATTTTCATAAACCAAAATCTGTTAACAAGTCGTGGTGAAGAAGCATGGACCATGCCCGAAGTCATTGATCCGGACACCGGGTTGGTTGTTTCTGGATACAATGCTGGTACAGTTATTCCAAATGCCCAACGTTACGGCGTATGGAAAGTGCAGTTCACTGATATAGGCAATATTAACGATCCATTAATTCGCTTAGTGCATGTTCAAAATGTATTGCTTAATGAAAAAGTGTACATTAAATCTGGACTTGTGAATGCCAATAAAGAGTTCTTTAAAGATTATGATGAATTTTTTCATGTTGTTCCTGTAATCTCAAGTATACAAAATACGCTATACTTCCAAGACGGCAGTGATCCATCTATTTACGGTACAATCAAACTTGTTGATATTACTGGCTGGGAAATTGATGTCGAAAATGATATTATAGGAACACCTAACTATACTAGCCCTAATGGAGTAATATTCACCAGTGGATTAAAGGTAAGTTTTGGTACCGATGTTACTCCGGCGTCTTATCAAAATAAAGAATATTATGTTGAGAATGTAGGGGCACCAACCGGAATACAGCTAATTGATGTAGAATTATTAGTTACACCTGAGCTATACAATGATGAACTAGCATTAAATTATCCAGATGGCTTGCCAGGTAATGTGTCTAATGCAGAATATATTACAATTAATCGTTGTAGTAAAGATTTGAATCCTTGGTCTCGTGGCAATCGTTGGTTTCACCGTGATGTGATTAAATTAACCGCCGAATATAATAATGTAGTTGTTACATACGATCAAACATATCGTGCTCAACGTCCAATTGTGCAATTTGAAGCAGATCTACAATTATTTAATTTTGGTAGAATTGGTAAACGACCAATTGATATACTAGATACAACTACTCGAGATGCATTTAATGAGTTGAATGGAAAAATATTAACTATTGTAGGAGGAGTTACACTAGTTGACGGTATGAGAATTATATTTGTCAATGATAATGATCCAGTGGTGCGTGATAATATCTATACAATTAATTTAGTACAAACTCAACTGGACGAGATTGGGCGACTAACGGGACCGGTATATATCAATTTAAATCCTGCAGATGATGCTAATAACGAAATTTATGATACTGTGGTAGTAAAAACAGGATTGTATAAAGGAACAGCGTGGTGGTACAACGGAGATACATGGACACAAAGTCAGACAAAGACTAGCCTACAACAAGATCCATTGTTTGATGTGTATGACACCAATGGCACTCGTCTTGCTGAATATGAATCAAGTACATTTGCAGGTACACGATTATTTGGTTATAATCGTACTAGCACCAGCACTGTAGCAGATACAGTATTATACTTTCCATTAAAATACAGAACATTCCGTGCGCAAGGCGACATTGAATTTTCTAACTACTTTGATACGGATACATTTACCTATGTGCGTGATAGAGTGGAATACACTGATCGAATCGCCACTGGTTTCCTACAACAAATCATCGACAGAAATACAGTAGTTCCAAAAAATAATTGGAATACAGTGGCTGAACCACTTAAACAGTATCAATTAATTACATACATCTATAATGGTATTAATAGCCCGTTTAAAATTGATATTACTCCTGTGGCATCAGCGTCTGTTCCTCATGTTAAAGTTTATAAAAATAATACATTCTTGAACATAACACAGTGGACACTAACAAATAATGAGTTAACGTTGACCACTGCACCAGCGATTGGCGACAAGATTGATATCTTAATTTATAGTCTCGAAGTAAGTAAACTTGGACAATATCAAGTACCGCAGAACTTAGATTTAAATGCACAAAACATTGATTTAGAATCATTGACATTGGGACAAATTAGAAATCATCTAGTGGAGCTAAGTCAGAATAGCAGCGAGTTAGTGGGTGATATACTTAGTGAAAGTAATCTGCGTGACATTGAGATTAAATCACAAGGCGGCAACATACTGCAACACAGTGCACCGATATCAAATGCAGCATTATTTTTATTAAACGATAGCACAAACTTTATTGACGCTGTTCGTTATGCACAACAAGAATATGCTAGATTTAAAAATAAATTTTTAGAATTGAGTGCAACATTGTCGGGCATACAGCCAACTGATCCTGTGGCCAGCGTTGATTTAATCTTAACAGAAATTAACAAGATTAAAAATAAAACATTCCCGTGGTTCTACAGTGACATGATACCGTATGGTACATTAAAAAATATTGTCAATGGTGCAGGTTATACAATATTTGATCCATTGGTACGTTCATATGAAATTACTACAGTATTTGACGCCACTGCCTTAGGTAATACTGCGGTATTGGTTTATTTAAATGATGTACAGTTAATCATAGA